ACTCATCGAGAAGAAGATAAACATTACCTTCCTCATCATAGGCACTCTGTAGGATCTCAATTGCATCATAATTAATTAACAGCTTAACTTGCTCAATAGCCTGCTGAGATGGCATCTGGCGCCCGGTAGGCTGCAGCGTCCCGCCGTTGTTGATAACTTCAATGGCCAGCGCGCTGTCATCAGGGCTACGGTAATACGTCGTAGAGCCCTCCGGGATATTCACGATGTCCGCCTGGGCAGCCGCCAGCGTCGCGTACTGCTTACTGAGCGGGATCAGGTTCTGCCTGATCTCATCGTTTTTCGCCATCATTCCGCGCCAGGTATCCAGCTCAACGCCAGCGCGATCTGGTTCAGTCAGCTCGGGCCCATTGACCAGCTTATCCAGACGCTCGGCGTTATCGAGCAACACAGCGGGAGACGTGCTCCCCAGCTCCGGGTTAAAGGCCATGTTTTTTTGCTCCAAAAAGAGGCTTCGCCCAAACGAGGGTTTGAGCGAAAAGAGTTAATTAGGGGAATTTTTGGTATTACGCGACGTCGCCGGGGTATGTAGCGTCGTCGTAGGCATAGAACGATTCGAGGTATTCTTTAGCGGTGACCTGGCATGTTCCGTCAGACTGCGGGGCGATCTCCTCTACAATGGCGTCGTAGACGTGGCGCGTTGAGCCGCAGAAAACCAGGCGGATCGGCTCGATGGTTGCCGACGACAGGTCAACCTTCATCGGGTCATCAAACTCGCTCAGGTGCGGGACTGACAGCTGAAAATCGCCCACCCTGCTCGCCACCATCAGCCCGGATGCAGAGCCATCCTGATAGCGGATCAGCGCTCGGGGATTTTCGAAAGACCAGTCCAGCGGCTCCGTAACGGTGAACGTTGTCACGCCACCAGCCGTTGTCATCGCCTCCACCAGACAGGAAATCGTGTTGTTACCCGGAATATCATCCGTGAGCACAATGCGATCGCCCGTGTTGTAGCACAGCGCGTCCAGCTCGGTAGTGGTCTGGAACGTCACCCGCTGCTGCAGGTATTTCATCAGGCGACGCATGCCGATTTGGTAGGCGTGATCCCGATTGAGTACTCCATCGAGTTTGTAGTTCTCGATTTTCACCGGCGTGGGATTGTCCGGCGTCCGGCATTTAACGGTCTCCTCTGCCCAGGTAGTCCCGTTGATGTACGTCACGTCGACACCATCAAAATCATCGTCGGACGGTACCGTAAATCCGCTCTGCAGCTCCTCCACCATCTCATGCGGAGTGATCACGCCAGTCCAGGGCTTAATCCCTTCCCTGTTTACCGTCGCCAGGCCATCGCTCAACAGAAAACGTGACTTCCCGGCATTGGCTATCTTCTGCAGCATTTCCAGCGCTGAGATACTGTCGCCCGTGGCGAAATCGAAATTTTCGCCGCGTGGCGTCCAGTACGCGTATTCCAGCGCGTTGATGGTGTCGACGTCCATCTCCAGCCCCAGCGAGTTCCCGACATGCAGCAGCGCCCCCGAAATGGTTCTGGCCGTTCCTGAGTCGTAGGCCCTCGTGGCCACAACGTTTACGCGCCGGTCAGACTGAGCCGCCAGCTTCCCGCCCGTCTCGACGGTCACCGCCATCAGAGACACGCCGGGATAGGATGAAGGGCGCGTCAGCAGTCGCCCGCGCAGTGCCTGCCAGTACATCGAATCCCTGGCGTTGTTTGAGCCCTGCTCATTGCGCCGACGGCAGCGAACCTCTACCAGTCCCGGAGAACTGAGGGTGATCCGCTCAGTGAAACCTAACCCGTTGACGTTTTTCAGCGCATACTCGCCCTGGTGACTCACCCACCCCGATCCGGAACCGTAGACGCGATACTGAATCTCCCACTCAACATGCCGGAGCCGCTTTTTGCCCTTACTGTCAAAGCCGCAAATACCGTTCGGGAAGGAGAAATTCACCTCGAACGCATCCACTACTTCATTTTCAGGGCAAACCAGGAACGGCCCCAGCCAGCTCAGCGTGTCGTTAAGGCCAGAAGCCTCATAGTCGATCATCGTCCGGGCGGTGAATCCCGGCCATGACTCATCAACTGCACCATTAACCAGGCGCGCCACCGTCGCCGTCGTGCCGTCAGCTGACACAATCCGGTACTCATTCCCGCGGTGAGCAAGTGAAAGCCGTTGCCCCCCCTCCGGCATGCCGGAGAATGCGGTGCCCGTGGCAGAGTTATAGGCGAGTGTCACATTCGCCGTTACCGCCGGGCTGCCGCCGGTTGATGCCGTGCCGGAGGTGTAAACCGGGGCATCACCGAAAACAGCTGCAGGCAGTGAAGAGGACGTGATCGCCCCACCCGCGAACGGACTGGCCGCCTCGGTTATTAGTACGGTGCCGCCGTTGTCCTGCGCAACCAGGCCGGAGCCAGTGAGTCCCTCGGTGATGGCCGCCAGCAGTCCCGACATCGAGACATAGTTAGCCACCAGCGACACCGGGTAGGTAATCCCCTGCCAGGTGATCGTGAATGTGCTGGAGCTGGTCGAAAAGTCGTAGGTGGTCGGGGCCGCACTGGCCTGGAGTTTTGCCGCACTCCCCCCGGTGCCGGGCACTGCAGCCTGACCGGGGGTATATGACGCGATAAACAGATCGTAATCGACAGAGTTAAACCCCAGCGTCACCGGCATACCAACCACCGGCGCGATCTCCGTCAGCAGCTGGCTGGCGATAACGCTGTATCCAGCCGCCGAAGTGATCTGGTAGTTAGCCGGGGCTTTCAGTTCGACCACGGCGCCGGCGACCCAGCTGGGCGGCAGCGCGTTATCGTTCTCGTCATTATCGTCATCATCATCCGTATCCAGCCCCGTAAACGTTACGCTCGAACCGGATACGGTCATGCTGTCTGCGATAATGTCATCTGCGTCCGGCGACGTCTGGGCCATGTCCAGCCCGGTGCCGGATGACGTCCCGCCCACTTCAGTGGAGTTGACCCAGTTTTCGCTGCGCTCATCGCCGGAAACGTCCGCGCCTGGCGGGTAATGGGTGCTGCTGAATCCCGGTAGCGTTGAAGCTGGCGTACTGCCAACCCTGATATCGCCATTGGTATAAATCAGATCACCGACACCGAGACACAGCAGCATCTGGACGCGCATTTTCGTAGGATCGGCGGCATCAAACCGGGTAACGGGCTGCACGACATAATCCGGATAAATACGCACGCGCCCAAAAACTTCACGAATCGCATCACCCAGTTTCGCGCTGTTTGCTTTAGCGGGGTTCAGGTCGAGGCTTCGACCTGTGGATGATGTATAGCCGCCGGCATCAATGTTACTCATCATGAACAATGAATAAGCCGCAGATGCGACGGCAATGCCCACTCCTATCCAGGCAATTGTCGCGGCCTCAAGCCCGAAAGGCACCGGATAAAGCCTGACATCACTATCAGGGCGAATCACACACTTAGCCCACTCGCCTGGCGGAATTAACAACCCCTCAACCTCAACGGTCAGCGGTGGGACATCCCGATCCTCGTAGCCTTCAACATTTGCCACCAGCCAGCTGCGAATACTGGTTACACCATGCTCATGCGTTTCGAGTGGTTCACCGGGAAGCCGGGACGGGTAAAAACGAATGGTCATTGCCAGAACTCCACTTTGACAAATCGGCGCTTAAACCGCGGCAACGGCAGAAAGGTGACGTTCGTTCCCGGATTGCATTCCGCCACGTGCAGCAAACCATCGATACTGACCACGATGCCCACATGGGTGACGGTCGACCCGGAATAGCAGGCCACTCCAGCCCCTTCGCAGGGTTCGCAGCGCTCAAGGGTAAGCATCATCCTGCGCGCTTCCCGGTCGAGGCCGCCGTCGTCTTTGGTGACCCCTGCAAAATCGGGCCAGACGGGTAAATTCAGGTCGCGGCGTATCTCGTTCACAATGCCGAAACAGTCGAGTTGCGGGTATACGCGCCCGCCCTTCAGCCAGGTGACTGAACGGTATTTATCAGGGTTAAACATTGGGATTCCTTAGCTGATATAACGCAGTCCGGGGAATACAGGGAGCGTGTAGCGGTATCGCGGCCAGGCGGTATCGAGGATATTCATGTAGCCCGCAGTGATCTGCACCTCTGTCGCCGTCCAGGAGCCCGACTTGATTTTCAGCGTATACGGCACTTCCGCAGGGGCCGCTAAATCAGTGGAGATATAACGCCGGTACGTCAGAAATGCAGACAGACGGTTAGCCAGCGCATTGCGGATCGCCGTGGACACAACACCATCGATATTGCACAAGGCAAATTTGAGGTCCTGCGTGCCGTCCGCATTGCGCGCCGGCAGCGCAATGTCTATCGAACAGGCGGTAAACGTTACGGTATCGCCGTTCTCCGTCGTTGCTGTGATGTTCTCGTAACCCTGGCACAGATAATGGACGTCAGAACCAATGGTGATCTGCAGCGTTTCAATGATCAGCTCCGGGCCGCTGCTGGCGTAAAGGCGTTTAATCTGAGTCATGCTTCGGCCACTCCTTATTCAGCGCAATATCCAGCAGTGAGCTGCCGACGATCCATTCCGGGTAATTACCCCATGGGGCAGGAGCAAGGGGGCGTTCCCATAATTCAAGCGTCGCCGTGTACTTCCAGTAAATCGGGGCCACCAGCACCGGTCCCTGATAAATATCTGTGAAGCGGCATTTGTAAAACTTAATGCCTGCCGGCGTCTGCAGCTTCATCATGAACCATGCAGCCCCGTCAGATAACGCATCACGGAACCAGGACTCAAACGCCAGTCCCTGCGCATCGGTTTCCATAAACCAGGTGATGCTGGCCTGCGTCGGCGTGGACGTATAAGCTCGCCTTTGCCGCGCGCGGCCGGTGATTAACTGGGTACGTTTTAACGGGCTTACAGGCTGGAATCCGTATCCTTCCTGTAATGGCATAGGGAGGCTGTCATGTGGGTAGTTGATATCAGTCATGCAGTCTCCCGGTAAAGTATCTCGAATAAAATTTCACCATTAACCTCAGGAGGATATTCATTTCAGAATAAAGCACGATGGAATCGAAGAAATCTCTGATTTTTTGGTTCAGATTAACGAAGATAAAAATCTTATTAAATCGACACAAACACACAAGGCGATATATTTATCAACTCATCTTAAGAGCTAAAAGAAATCAGAAAAAAAAAGCATTATCAATATATTAATTTTATTGACTTTAATGTGAGCTTACATTTTTTCGGCACAGCCCCACATCAAAATAAAAAAGGGCGATGTGCCGACAGGAAATATACGTCAATGTGACTGCTTATTTAAAAGCAACTCCTGAAGAAGAAGCGCAATAGAAACAAAGATCAAAACCCCACAAAAAACAATTTTTGCAAAATCATAGTTAAACACGGTTGTAAGCGTATCATTATTATATAAGTGATTATGCCTATAGGAATAAGTTGTGTAAATCTCATCACATATTTCAAGAATTCCACCAACTATCAAAACAAGCCAAAGAAATGAAAACTTCACTCGAACCTCCTTACGTTTACGTCTCCTATTGAAGATAAGCCCGCCAATAAAAAGAGGAATCATAAAAGCTATAAAGTCTTTAAATGTAAATGTTAACAACGCTTCCATTAATAAGATCCTTGTGTTTTCTTGCACCTACTCAGATTGTTAGACTTACCTACCTAATCAAGTCTCAGCTAATGCAGTTTAGCTTACCTAGGACCGTGTCGTGTATAGTTTCCTTTTAGAGCGTTGCCAAAAGCCCCTTGTGGCATGGTAACCTCCTTTGTGAGTTCACCTTTTAACTGCCTGGAAAGCTGTCGATTATTCTGATTGAGTGTAGCGCTCAACTGCTCCGGAGTAACACCCTGCAAGTTAAACTCCTGGCTAATCGGTGCGTGAACAGTAGTTCGCCTGCTGTTGTCGCTGTTGACGTTCTGTACTCCGGTACCATAACCAGAACGACCTAGCGTCGCATCCAGCGGCTGACCATTTCGCAACGCTTCAAGTTGAGTGACGCCGATCCTGTTCGTTGACGCCTGATCAAAGACATACTCGCCTTTGTGGACAATGCCGGCTGGCTGATACTTCCCGCCGGGACCGGTATAACCACCGGAAGCGAAGCCAACGCCTGCAGCACTGGTTATGCTGGAAGTTATTGTGGACATCAGGGCAATAACCTGTGCAACAGCTGCAAGGTTAGCCGGGAAAGGTAATCCGGCCAGCGCCTGCCCCATTGCCATAGGAAGTTGCAGGGCAGCTTGTGCGATCGCGAATGCTTTCTGCGTAACGAATGCAGCCTTATACATTGCTGATTGCTCACCAAACATTGTCCCCATCGAATCAGTGATGCTGGAGAAGGAATTTTGTGCGGATTGCATCTGCGCGACGTAGACTGCCGTGCTTAACGCCTCCTGGTTCTGCTGGCCCTGTTGCTGCAAGGCCAGTAACTGTTGCTGCTTCTGCTGTTCATTCAGGACGGTGCTCTGCGTTATCGCCTGCTGTTGCTGATTCAGCCAGGCTGCATAATCAATCTGGGCCTGTTTCAGCTTATCAATGACTTCGAGCTGCGGATCGATTTGCAGCCCTATCATATTCAAGCTCTGCCCTGACAGGTCGCTATTAGTCGCACCGGAAGTAAGTGTTCCACCAGCTTTGTTCACCCCAGAAATAACGGAATCAGGCAGTACAGATTTACCAATCAGATCGCTGGCCTGCTGCCCTGCGTCCTTTGGTGATAGCTTTTTGAGATCGACCATTTTTTGCAGAATTTCGAGGCGTTTTTGCAGCGTCTCATTTTGTCGCAGTTCCTTTGGCGCGATTTGCTCCTGCATCTTCCGATAGTCGTCCAGAGTCTTAACCGAGTTTTGTAACGCCTCCTGCTGCTTGTAGGCCTGCAGGATTTCGTCAGAACGGGAAAGAATAGACTTCTGGTCAGCTGTGAGCTGCGTTTTAGACTTGAGGTCAGCGATCTGCTGTTCGAACTTAACCCGCGCCTGTGTTGCGCTGTTCAGCTTGTCACTGGCATCCAGTTGGGACTGCATAGCGGCGGTTTGCTGGTTTATCTGGTCGAGCAGCCGAGTTGCTGCGTCCTCGGTATAGGCTTTTCCCTTTGGCGTTTTGGGTGTTTTGGGGTCTTTGTACTTCTCATTGATATTGGCGCGAAGTCTGGACTCTTCCTCTGCGCTTATTGACGTGCCGGCCGCCCTGGTTTTTTCCAGAGCTTTGGTTAACTTATCCTGTTCCCTGGTTCGCTTTTGGGCGTTAGTTAATGTCTGTTCAGTCAGCGTATTGATATAAGTTTGGGCTTTGATTCCCTCTTGCTGTTTTTTGTTATATTCGTTAATTGCATCATTTAATACTCCCTCTGAGGTAATTTGTGACTGTATAGCGTCACGTTGCTTTATCATTTCAGGAAGATTCGAGAACTTGGCATTAAATCCATTCCAAAAACCACCTTCCTTGAATCCTTTCTGCGCATCAGCAATATTTTCATTCAACGTCGCTAACTTATCATCGAGAGTCTGTTCACGACCAATATTGAGCATTGCATCCCATGCGCCTTTGGCCTCGTCGCCGAGCCATTTCCATGCTGACTGTAAGGCACCCAAACTTTCAGCAATCTCATCTGCACGCTGCTTCATAGTTGCAGCATATGTCTCTGTCGCCAGTCTCGCTGCATCTTGCTGATTTCCTTCATCCTGCAATGCTTTTATCTGGTTATAGGTCGCTAGAGTAAGGAAGTGATATTTATCATTCAACTCGCCGATGGCAGCCACCGGGTTTTGAGCGATTTTCTCAAAGTCCGCCACCATGCTATCGATAGACTCATTGGTCGCATCGTTCATTGCGACAACAGCCTCAGTTACCGACTGCATTGAATCTGCCGCGATTTTCCCGCCAGAAACAATCCGATTAAGGGCTTGGGCGGCAACCGCCGTAGGATTCCCGGTACTGTCGGCGATAGCCTTGGCCATATCAGCGAGCTGTCCTGTCGTTTTCCCTACAACATTCCCGGTGAGAACAAGAGATTTATTGAATTCCTGCTGCTCCTGACTCCCTTTATACCAGGCATATGTGAGAGTACCCACAACGGCAACAAGAGCACCGATCCCGATAGTCATGGGATTCAGGAAGCCAGTGAGTTTTTTGGCATTCTCTGCATTTTCAGACAATGAGTTAGCGTTATCTGACAGGGAATCACTTGATTCATCGGCGGCATCTCCGGCCCCCAGCAACTGCTGTTTTATGATCTCGAAAAGATTACCCCAACCGCCAAACGAATCAGCGATCTGCGAACCCTGCTGCATGAAGATAGTGAATAAAGGCATACCACCAGCCAGGCCAACAGCAATATCATTCAACTGCGCGGGGAGTAACCGCATGGCATTTTTATACTGCCCTGCCGAGATGGCCCCATACCGCATTTCATTGCTGACCTGATTGAGCCCTTTCTCCGTCAAATCCAGCTTATTCGAAAGCTCTGCGTGGTATTCAGGCGTAAGCAGCCCGGCGTCTTTGGCTGCCGACAGTTCAGCTCGCTGTTTCTTGATTTTATCAAGTGCTACTGAGAAAGGATCGAGCTGGCCGACTAATCGCTGCAATGATGCGCGCTGTTCTTCCTGTGCTTTTACTGCATCACGTTCTGCCTGCGCCTCTCCGTTCAATTCCCGACGGGCTTCGGCAATTTTTGCGCTGTAGGCGTCATACTGCTGGATACTGAGCGCACCACTATACGTATACTCGAAGATCTGCCGCTGTTGCTCGTCCAGAGCCTGTAATGCGTGAGTGACTGGATCAAGGCGAGCCTGTAATTGAGAAAGAACTCGTTCCTGCTGTGCCTGTTGCGCTGCTGAATCCTGAGCTGCTTTCGCTGCTTCTCTCTGGGCCTGCGTATACCCAGTCAACTCATTCTGAGCAGACTGAAGACGATTGCGAGTTTGATCGATAATAGAACTGTAGTGGGTGAACTCCTCAGCCCCCAGCACACCAGATAGATTTGCCTTTTTCAGCCGCTCCATAGCTTTATCGAGTTCATCAAACGCCTTTGACGTAGGGTCAAGCTTATCCAGCAGTCGTTCGATCTCTTCTCGCTGTTCCTTCGTCGCCTTCGCATTGTCACTGGCATGCTTCGGACCCACTTTAAGAAAGGAATTCAGGTCCTTAGTAGCTGCGGAAAGGTTATCCGTTGCGAACTCAGCTTTTTCACCCTCTGCCGTTATTTTGTTTAGAGCACTGGCTAAACTATCTGCGCTCTTTTCAGCCCCGGAGCTGTCGAGAATAATCGCAAGGCGTGATGTTTGTTCAGTCATTTACCTTTCTCCGGGCAATAAAAAACCCGCCGATTAGGCGGGCTAGGAATTGTTTAAACAATGATAAAAAGCCCACCTGAGTGGGCTCATTCAACTTAGGTTGTTTCTTTTAGATCACTGCCACAGTGCTTACACTTAATGGCTTCCTTCCGGATAGACTCAGCACAAAAAGGACATTTTTTGTACTCTCCTGACTCGCCATTTAAAACAGCGCGTCTTTCTGATGTAGAAGATGACAATGCCACCAGCAATCCCAGTACAGGAGAAATAAAAGCCGCAAACCCTGCTGCTATGCCATTCCCGTGAGTAATGTTGGATGTCAACACTACCAATCCAAAACCTATTGCACACATGCCAATGAGGTAGAGAATGCCAATACCCACCCCGTTACGCTTTGCAGCAACAATTGTTACCACAACGACCGCTAAACCAAAGAGTAAAAATCCAAAAATCGGCTCCACACACCTACCCTCCGCCAGCAAAAAGCACACTCAAGTGGGCCTGGTTTATTACTAAAAAATCATCTCATCTAAAGTTACTAATTACTTTGTATCGGATGCTCTGGTTGGTAGCTTCAAGGACTTCAATTTTAGCTCCCTTATAGCCGATAACCTTAGATTCTGATAAGTCGTATTCCACATCGTTGTTAAACGCTGGTCTTGCCATATCAGATGACGACTCACGGTAGCCAATGTTAATTTTATTACCTACGCGCCCATTATAAAGCAACGTCTGCTGGAAGTTGTTAGAAGAACTAATGTTAAGATTGGTTTTCTCAATTGGCATATTGTCTTCGCAAGTAGATACTGAGAAGACGGTAATGACACAAAGCGTCCGAGTGCCTTCCTTAACCATCAGTGCCTGCCACATATCAGCTAACGCAGCTTTCTGAACATTCGCAGATTCAGCCATTCCCGTAGGCATATAGAACTCGGACTTTCCGTCCTGACCGACCTTCTTCAGGTTACCTGGAGTCACTGTATAACCCCATGAAACTCTGGCTGGCGCTGTGACTTTTATCCCTTCATATTTTGCTAAGACGCCTTGACTTAACAAAGCGTCACCAACATAGGAGGTGTTCACTGAACCTACAGGCGGTTCACTTAAACTTTGCGTTGTTGGGGCATAATTATATTTGGGCGACGTACAGCCGACTAAAGCCATTGCTCCTAATGCCACTACGACCATTTTTTTCATAGTTAGTTTTCCCATAATTACAACCAGAAACATCCTAACACATGAATTGTGCATCGCAATGCTACGACTATTTGGTATTGTCCCGTCTCTTTTGCTCCGTCGCCCACTCATTGCGCCATGCATCGTCAAGAGCAAGTATCGCCGCGTCAAACTCGGTACGATCAATCAGAATGGAACGAGAAACCAGATAGCGGTCTATATCGCTCAGGGACAACGGGAGCGGCACGCCAGCCATTCCAGCATACTGCCTGCTGCGCGATATCATGGCGTAAGCGTTGAGGATTTCCCCAGTTACCGAGTCGATTTCAGGCTCAGGGATTGGAGGGAGATTTAATTTCTCCCGTCGCCACTTTGCTTTTTCGCCCTGATCGCCGCCGAACTCTTTCAACCATTGCTGCGCTTCGAGGGCTTTTTTACGGTTTCCTGAGTCTGCTGCTCTTTACCCTGAGCAATATTTGCAGCCTCGGCCAGTATCCGCCAGTACAGTTCCGGGTGCTGCTTCAGCATGACAATCCCAATTTCTGGTGTGTAGTCGATTGCGACTTCTGCGCCATCTACCAACTGGCCAACACCATCCCAGTCTTTCAGCAGAAACCGGGCAACGTTGTCGATCAGCAAGTCATCAACAGAGTCGATATCGCCCACGCTGGCAAGGTTAAAATCTTTTGTCCCTACCTGGTAACCTGCGTCCATCTTATCGATGTGGCGACGCACCAAAGCATTGCGAGAGCGATATTCTGGACTCTCACTGCTGGCCACCAGCAGGCGAAGTTTGAACAGCGATTCTTCTTCTGGGGTAAATTTCTTCTTACTGCCCTCTGGCTTCTTGTAGGGGAAAAACCAACGCTCGCCGTTCAGGTCAATTTGAGTGGATATAATCAGCATAAAGGCTCCATAAAAAGCCCGAACCGCGATGCGCTGCGGGACGGGTCAGGGAAATTAAGGGGCAGTGACGGTAATTGCAGACGTTGCAGTAAAGGTCCGCACTGTGCCGGTAATGGTCGCGGTACCAGCAGCATTGCGCGTGACCTGCGCCGTTTTCTGGCCGGTTGAAGCCACGCTGGCAATCTCCGGATCCGAAGACGTCCATTCAACTGTGTCGCTGGAGTCTGCTGGGGTTAATGTGGCGGTCAGGTTAACAGTTGAGCCAATCGCACCAGATGATGTGAGTGGCGCTACGCTGATGGCCGTAGCAGCTACTTTCGGCGCTCGCGTAATCGTAGGCGGCGTATTGGCTGCCGTGATATCGAGTTGAACCTGAACGATATCGGTGCTGCCAGCATCTGGCCAGTCGCCGGAAATCTGCACTTCCGGGAAGTCGAAGGTATAAGCACCTTCAGCATTCTCCAGCGTGAAGCTAAACGGCACCGTTTCACCAGTGAACGTTTTCTTATAAAGCTCCCACGCAGCTTTTGACCACGACAGAGTCACCTGGCCGGATGGTGTGAAGGTGGTAGGAATGTTTGCGCCGGCGAACGCAGAACCGGTACCGATACAACGCTGGGTCTGCATATTGTTGTCAAACTGGATGTTGAAGGTATCGACGCAGAACCCGGTACCGCCATCAACGCCATTCAGTCGGATATTCGTAACTTCCTTAAATGAGTATCGCAGCGCCCCGGCGGCATCCACTGGCGAGGTGAAATAGCTGGTATCGTCGCCTTTCGTTTCCCAGTCCAGACCAGCAAACGTGACCGTAGCCGTGATATCGCCATCATTCGGGATTTCGATCTGCAGGGTTGCGACCTGACAGCCGCGGGCAATCTGCGCAATGCCCACATCTTCAGCGTAGGACGCTACTGAGAACGTAATGCGACTGTTACCCATTGTGAGCACATTGTTCAGCCATTCAGCACCAAAGCAGCTCGCCAGAAAAGCATCGTGCTGGTTCCAGCGGAATTTGGTGCCAACATCGCCGCCAACATCAATAGTTCCGCGTGACACGCCTTGCGCCATTCGGTCACCGCCGATTTCGTCGTTGTCGTTGGTGTTCTGGGTTGGAGCAAGGCCGAATGAGGCACGCCGAAGCAGATCCCAAACGCCAACGGTAGGTGTAACACCCGGGGTGGTTTCGCGAATAAACGCGGTAACTACTTTTGCGCCTGAACTCACAGGAGCCTCCTGTTATTGTGCGCTACATAGCGCGATAGGGAATTTGAAGGTTTATCTGGGACCAGCCGTCGGCCTCGCCCGCCGGGACCGCTGATACAGCGAAGTAACTCAGTCGCCCGTCATTCTGAAATTCGAAGTGCTGCGTAAGCTGGTCTGCGGTTTGAGATATCAGCAGCGTGCCGGAACCGACCGGAACAAATAGCTGAATGATGAGTACACCGGTTCGATGGACTACCGGCCCGGCCCCGATTTCGTTGGCTCCCGCCTGCCCTGAAATATTGGTGAAGCGTGCCCAGATATCGCGGCCGCTCGGGTCAAATATCGGCCCGTTGGGATAGTCCACCGCATCGGAGGCAATAGCTGTTTGCGCCGTCATTCGTGAAATGACAGCGTTTCTGATTTCTGTAAGGGTCATTTGTAGGCCTGAATCACACCATTAAACGAGACGGCATAGACGCCTGTCGGCGCCTGCGTTGAGTGACCATTCTCCAGCGGCACGGAATATGGGAGGTTTGACTGGATATACAACACCGAATAGGCCGGAGCCTGGTCAATGATATTTTTGCCGTTGAGAAATGTCATCGTGCCCCGCGGATCCGGCTCAGTTGGCACTGAGTAATCCGGAGAACCAAGGCTGACGAAATGCGAAGCCCTGAACGTTCCTGCGCGGTATTCAGCCGGGCGACGGATATCCATGCTGTCGTTAACGCGGACTTTCTTCCTGAGCCGCCCGGTTTTCGTCAGGTTCGCAGGGTCGGCATAGAGAGACTCGTTCCACTCACCCACTGCTTTGTTGTACTGAACAGCTGTGGCATTGATAGCCCAAAGCTCAGGGTTACCGACGGGAGACCGTTGCACGATTTCGTTCAGCAACTGAATAGCGATCGTTCTCTGGCGAAGTTTTACATCCTCGGCCACCAGCCCCGCAAATGCTGCCGGGTCAATATTCCAGCCTTTAGCCATATCACGCCCTCCGCAGTTGAATGGAGTACGCAGCTCCGGCAGAATCTGCGGCAGCCGTTATAACCTCGTAGCGCTGGAGCGTTCCAGTAATCGGATCCGGTGCAGTGATAAAGTGCCCGACTGCTGGCTTATCATTCACCTCGTTAACCAGGGCGGTTAATTTCAGGTCACCATGCAGGATGTTAACGCCATCGATACGGCGGAGTTTGTAACGGGCCAGCACTCCGCGCCCCGAATATGTCACCTGCGTTTCACTGCCGGTTTCCGTTACCGGGTCCCATGCACCGCGAACGGTGTAACTGCCGGTGAAATCTTTTACGGCATCCTGCAGGTCGGTATCGAACGCCGCGGCAACTTCGGTTTGCAACTCGTCACGAATACCCACATCACCCCCTCACCAGCCTAACCTGAGACTGATTAACACCATATGGTTTGAGCATGGCAAGTGCCAGTTGTAAGTCGGGATCAAGCAGCGCCGTACTGTTGGTGGATATCTCTGCGAACGTCTTCGAAACACTGACGTCATCGGCATCCACCGTCTTGCTAAGCAATACACCTGAATCGGTTTTCTGCTGATACAACCCGCCATTTGAGGCCGCTAACGCTGCATAGGCGCCAGCCTGCTTCACATCGTCAGGAATGATGGTTTCGTGAGTTGCCTTATCGCATGGCAGTTTCAGGTTGAGGCCATTCATCCAGGTGTTAGCCATCAGCACAGATTTTGCTTTTTTGCTTTCATCCGTCCAGGTCGAACCGAGAATCGCATCGACATCCGCAACAGTGATGAACGTAATCATGCATCACTCCATTTCTTTCCAGCCGTGCGCCTTCCAGTTTTCCACTTCGTCAGGATGGACGTCGGCGGTGGTCGGCGCACCGGGGAATGTCGGGAAATCGATCCCCATTGCCACCAGCTGCGGTGCCTGCGGTGCCTGCGGTGCCTGCGGTGCCTGCGGTGCCTGCGGTGCCTGCGGTGCCTGCGGTGCAGGAGTATTGGTATCACCCTGCTCGGCCGCAAGTTTCTCAGCAGCTCGTTGAGCTCTCTGTTCTTTGGTCAGTCCGGCCATGGTCCCTCCAAGTGATAAAGGGGCCGAAGCCCCTTGTTGTTAGTTATCAGCCAGCAATGATGACGCTGTGACGCGGAACTGGGGCAGCAACACCCCATGCCAGACCGACCTCGTAGCGGATCTGACGGTACTGACGGTATAGCGCCACCTGGAAGGTAATGCCTGATACCGGATCGGTCACGTTCATCACATCGTCAGCGGTATCACCACCCTGTGGCATTGCCGGGGTGCGGGAAGCCAGCAGCAGCGCATTACGGTCAAACGCCATGTTTGCCACATAGCCAGCACCGCGAGTAATGGCGGTATTATCCGCCAGCGCTTTGCGCAGTCCAGGTTGGGCCAGTGTGATAGTGCTGGCTGCGGCGGCGGCGACCACATATTTATTGTCGTCACCCGCGAAGCTCACTACGTCGCCTGCGACAAACGCTCCGGTGCCTGTATCAATGGCGATGATGCGATCACCTTCGTCTTTAGCTCCATTGACCAGGTAGTCAGCAGCAGCCGAGGCTGTGTGAGTTTTTACGCCTGCGGAGTTATGGATATTGAAGCCTTCCAGGCGACCCAATGTACCTTCACGCAGCAGTTGTTCCGTCCCGGCTTCGTTCACTTTGAACAGGACAGACTGTTTACCGCGGAGGTTTGCGATGGCAGCCGATCCGAGAACCATCTGGAGGTCGGTAGTCGGTGAGCCATTATCCTCCAGCACTTTACGCGCCAGAGCGGCATCGCTGAGGTCCTCCTTGATACCAAACGGCGTCGTTCCCGGCGTACCAACCTGGCGGGATGCGTTGAAGTACAACGCCCCCAGGTCCGCATCGACTTCGTTCGCCAGCGCGCGGAAAGCCTGTTTGAACTGATCAGCAAGGATGGTGTTGTAAGTGCCGGCCGGGCCGAGGGCCAGCTGCTCTTCACCATTCCATTTGACCGGAGCCATTTTTGATTTGGTGATTTTCACATCGACGGTACCGATGTTCTGATCGCCCGTGTTCGGAGCCGAAGGGCCCGGTACGATGTCTTCAGTAACCGCTACCGGAGCAACCGGCGCGGTTACCGTCTGGTCTTTTGCCGCGGCATCTGCTTTGGTGTTGCGGGCGACAGCGGGAATAAAGCCCACCTGCTCGCGGGAAACAACATCCAGAGCGGTATAGATAGTCGGGATCAACCCGGTCAAAGTGTTCGACATGGTTCATTTTTCCTTAGAGAGAGATTTGGGTTGGATGAGCTATCCAGCTCCGGCACCAGCCGCCATCCGGCGGCAGGCAAAAGAGGATTAATCGACGATGGTGATACCGTCTTTGAGTGCAGTTTGTTTGCCAGCCATATCCAGTGAATCGAAAGCGTCACGCTTCATGGTTTTCTGTCCAGCCTGATGCTGAGACTGCCGTGAACCGCCGCCCTGATTACCACTGGCTTTCAGGATGTGGTCTTTCTGCGGATACTGCTCCACCAGAAACTCAATAGCTTCGTCGAATGAAGCCAGTTCGCCAGGCTTAGCGCGGGAGTAAATCTTGTTGCCAGTTCCGTCATAGGCGACGACCTTTCCGTCCTCGACCTTGAAGGACTGACCGAAGCGCGCCTGAAGCATGTCAGAGGGAATGGCAATTTTATCGGTGATGAATTTCGAACCAGAGAAATTACCGCCGATCATGGATTCATAAAGCTGACCTTCCAGAGTGGTGGCGCGATTATTCGCTTCATCCAACTTGGTCTGGAATGATTTGGTAATATCAGCTCTGACCTGGTCTACAGCGCCAGCATCGATCAGTTTCTTCTGGTCGATTTTGGTCATCATTTCGAGAGCTTCGAGTGCTTTAGTTGGGTCAGTAATGCCGGAGAACTTAGCCAGGCTGACTTCAGCGGCTTCTTTGGCTTCACGATGAGATTTCGCCTCACCATTCAGCGAAGAGATTTTCCCTACGGCTTGCGCCGCGTCGAAGCCGATCTCTTTGCCGTCGTCATGGACATAAACAGGCAGTCCGTTCGCATCAACCTCTGCATAGCTCTTGCCGTTAACTTCAACTGTTTTCAGTTTCATGCTGTTACCTTTGAGTTGGTCATCCGACCGTTGCACCACTCACCATCCGGATTGTGGCAATAAAAAAGCCACCCTAAGGCAGCCTGTGAATGAATATTGATGATTAAATTCCGGCGTTCCTGAATGCCTGATCGTCACGTTCCCGTAATTGATCCAGCGTCAACCATTCGCCTTTGTCGTTGTAGAACTCATCAGGACTCATGCCGCCATCACGAATCAGTCGGGCGCGTGTTACGCCAACAATTTGAGACTGCCTGGTAAACGACTGCCGGGAGAACCAGCCCTGATAATCGGTATCCGCTGGCACCTGACCGTCCATGCTTGCGCGAGAGCTGTCCTTGATCTCGCCGACTTTGATACCCAATTCCTCGGACGATTTCAGAATGTAGGTTTCGACGCTGCGGCAGCAGAAGTGAATTTTCCCTGGGCCCTGCAGATATGGCACCTTGTGTCCGATCGGTTTGTTATCCAGTGTGTACTTGAGGCGGTCGCGAATTCGGCAATCTTTCGATGTCCGGTTATCCAAAGTGGACAACCACTGCTTCCCCTTCAGGATGTCGTCGTTGGCAGCCGCAAAGCTCTGCCTCGCTGTCGAAGCCAGGTGCCCAACTGCCGTTTTGGCAATACTCCCGGCATTTGTCCGGCTCATCTGCAACGCGCCGTCCTGATAACCACGGTTAGCATGGCCACGAACCTTGCGAGCTATCTGTTCCGTTGTATCACCCAGCAAGAACCCCTGCCGCACAGTATTACTGATGCGTGCCATGCGATCGGCTTCAAGGTTGTCCGCCCACTCAGACAGTAGCCGCCCCTGAAATGGCTGGGCCATCGCCGCCGCATACACAGCATCAGGTGAGATACCGACTAGCGGGTGAAGTGCCAGAACATCGTCAGGAATGGCAAACTGGAACAGACTTAACTGGAAACCTGCCTCATGCTTAGCAAGCTCCTGCAATTCAGCAGATAACCCGGCATACATCGCCTGTACAGCCTCATGATTCAACGCCCGGACACTGACAAGCAGCGATTCCAGACGAGAAACAGTAAAACTATTTGCGTCGAGGGTATCCATGGCCACCAGCAACCGGGCAGTTAACTCAGCGTCGCTGTCGTTCAGTAATTTCATCATACGGCTGGCAACGCCGGTGCTGTACCGGCTTATCCAGATAGCATGCGCCAGTGATTCATCACTGAGCCGGTCATTAGCCGTTACCATTTCCACCGCCTGCATTATTCAGGCCGCTCGCCAGCGTGACCTGCTGATTCCTCAGTTCGTCGATCACCTCTTCGGGGTTCGCGTCAGGGTCGATAAATTTCAGCGCCTGAAGAACACGAACGGCATCAACCTGGCGGATGTCGCCCCCCTGGCGTAAGGACTGAACGGCTGTTGCCGCAGTTGCGTCAAAGGTTTGCGCCGAAACATCCAGTTCGGTGCGCACATCAACATTGCCGCCCTCTTTTTCACCCAGCCATTCAGCCATGATTTGCAGGATGTTATCGAGGGCGTCTTCCAGTGAACTTGCCATCGTATACAGCGGCGAATTCTCTTGCATGCGCTCTTCGTTGGTCTGGTCAACGGATTTGGTTGAGGTGTTTTCGGCGCGTAACAGTTTTGCGCCGGCCTGACGCATCTGGTTTTCCAGGTCTTCCAGCGATATTTTCCCAGAGTTGATAGCTGTCCCTGTATGTTCGGTATATTCCATTCCTTGTTTTGAGCGATCAGTAAACTTCGTTGCTACAGATGAACCGATGGTGAGTTCCTGCCCATCCTCCAGTCCAAACACCGACAGAAGCGGTACACGCGCGACATGCAGGATGTTGTCCTGCTCACTCTGACTCTGCCAGTGCTTGATATTCAGCAATGCCAGGTTCAGCAGCGGCGGAGATCCGCGCATAAATCCTGTGCGTTTCGTGTAAAGCGTTACCAGTGGAATATCATCACGGCTGGTTTTCCACTCTTCATGAATCGTCCATTGAGTCTCGCTATTGTCTCCCTTGTTGCGACGGTATATTTCAACCTTGCCCGGCATGATATGGCGAATTTGCTCTACCTTCGTCTGTCCGTAATCATCGCCATCAACAATGATGACTTCTTTGATGCGAAGGTCAGTCAGTACCACTTTCCCTTTGACCACCTCCGACTTCCAGCCGATAACCTGCCGGGGATTTAGCATCGTGGCGTACGGGCGAGAACCCGCAGCTATTTCGTCAGCTCTGGTTTTTACCGACTCTGGGTCAACTTTCGGGAAGTCCACCAGCGCATGAACCAGTCCATACTGGAATCCGATACTGAAAAATTGCTGCGCCCACACATCGAGCCGGTTTCCTTCCATATCGATATCAGGGGCAAGCTCCTTAATTTTTTCAGGGGAGTCCTCGCTAAGAACCGTCGGCTCGGCAAATACGCGTCCGATGTTCTGTTTAATCGCTTCCTCATAGGCAGGAAGGAGCGTTGCCGTCGCCAGGCGATCTTTATAGCTTTCAGAGTATTCATTCGGCCATTTCGGGAGATATAACTTCCCCTGCCGACGCATTTCCAGCGTTCCGCCCATCAGCGCATCGTTAATATCCCACGCCTCAACCATGTCGTTATAGTCGAGGTTGGGTGTTGAAATATCAGGCATGGTTTTACATCCGCAGTTGGGTGACTTTGCCGACTTTTTTCGGCGGTGAATGCAACACGGCGTAACGCGTGGCGTCCCAGTCGTGATCTTCCTGCTGCGTGTCCACGTCATCAGGATTTTTGCTGTCTCTGACAAGTACCGGGATGCGGCTTATCCAGCCACGGCAGTAATCAAACACATAAAACGCAGGTTTTTCTGGTGTCCCTGATTCCAGTTTTTTGCCTTCGATAACCGCCTCAAGCATGTCGGCGAACAATGCGGCGCCATTCACGCGAGAGCCGGGCTTTTTGTTAGCCTCAACCCATTTAACTCCCTGCACTTCCATTTTCTGAGCGATTGAAAGTTCATCGTCACCAGTGTTGTAAATCGCGCTATCAGCCGGGCCGGAAATAACCTTTTTGCAGATGCCAGGCATAATGTTGAGTTGCCCCTGAGTGACGCCATCGAGTTTTATCTCATCCGGTTCGTCAACCTCCTGGCCCGTTAGTCGCTTATCAATCCACGCAACACCTTTAGCGACGTTGGTAGATGACATATTCAGACCTTTATTCAGCTCATCAGGCGGACAGCCATACCACTCGCCAATCAGAATCAGCGAGCCAGCGGGCGGGCAAAACTGGCGCCCATCCGGTAACGTCGCGACAGTGCCATCCGTGCGTGCCCACCAGAGATTAGAGAATGGCTTCGACTCGCCCCAGTCATGGGAGCGGTCAACAGTCCAGCTATCAGGTATGCGGAACGGCTTAATGACGTGCAGCGATTCATTCCATAGATGGTCGAAACGGCCGCCGCTGGTGACGTCCCATGAACCTTCTACCCACGCTTTGCGACGGTTCGGGTCTTTGATAGCCATCAGAGTCGCGATGTACTGCGGATCAAGATACGGGTTCTCTTTGAACGAGCCGTGGATTGCAACGCGGGTAAGCGTCACATCCTCTTCTTTCTCCGTCTGCGGGTTAAAGACCCTCTGAGTTTCGCGAATGATAGTGCCGCGAGGAGCTGGCTCTATAAAACGCTTCTTCACCCAGGTATGGCCGATGCCAAATGGGTTAGTCGTGCTGAATGTTTCAAGCGGGATCGGCCTAAGCAGAGAGCCGTTAGCAAGCGGGTAGTTCTCAGGCCGGAACGATGAACGCCGGCAAGAGAACATCATTTCGTAGAACTCGGCCGATTGCTGCTTTGTTAGTTCGTTGAAGCCAATGAACGGGAATTCCTGCCCGTGATAGTCCCAGTAGTCGCTCTCTTCTTTCCCGAACCGGAAGAGAAGTTCTTCACCAGTCGGCCACACCCAGCGCAATTCAGAGGCTGAAGCGAGATACCGTGCGCCGTCATTGAACAGTCGATACATACGCTTCGACTGCGTGATAATGTCGGTGAGGTTTTTATACTCGGTATCGAAAATCACCCCCCTCCAGAACGAGCCATAGCCCAGACCGACGAGGCGACGGAAACGCGCCAGCTGCGCGGCAGTTTTACCCGGTCCACGTGTTCCCTCGTAGAGGATTTCGTTACACGGGCAACTCAGGGAGAGCGATTGCGATCCCGGCAAAGGTTTCCAGACGGCTTTGTAATTCATCCACCCAATACCTCGCCCTGCTGCTTCTGCGCCGTTTTTTCCCAGTCTTCAACGTTATCGCAGGACGGGACCGGCATAACGTTATGGGTGGCAACAACGCTTTGCTCAACCTTCTGTTTGTTGGTGTAGACATCCCCAACCTCTTTGGCAGCCTGCTCCAGCAATTGCGCCGTCATGCCCATGTTTTTCATTTTTTCGGCGTCCGTGGACATTCGCTGCAGGACGCGCAGGCGATAGGCCTTGTTGGCGATCGGTATATCGGAAATTTCATTGAGGAAGCGGTCACGGGTGGTGTTGAACATGTCGACCCATTTTTTCGCCAGCGTCTTGCCGCTGACCTTCGTTGGGTCATGGGATTCAGCCTGCTGCCGGGTTATGGCGATACCGAAATCTTTCTGGACGGCCTCGACCACCTGCGAAGGCGTGTCATAGCACGCAAGCATCTGAATGATGAAGGCTTTCACTTCTGGTTTTAGTGCAGCCATGTTTCACCATCCGTCCAGTACAGTCCAATTATTAAGCCAGTTTCAGCATGCAAGTCCCGCAAGCCCTGGCAACATCGATATGAGCAACCTCCGCTGGCCTGTTAGCCGCATCAACCATTTCCTGCACGTCTTTGCTGGCGCCGTAACGCCGGACCACACCAACGAACTCTTCGACGTCGTGGCCACGCAGCGTTAGTACCGGCATCCCGGTCTCTTTGTTGAACTTCGGCGCGCCATAGTCATCGGTAGCCTGGGCTATGTGGTAAAGCTCATGCTCAACCAGCGCGCAGAATTCGAGGTCACTGCATTGCTCGCAGTAGTCAGCTGCCAGGG